ATATAGCCTTCACCATTTGCATTCTTATTGCCTATATGAACTTTCATATCTGCGTCAGTTTCTTTATTGGTGGTGTATCGGTAAACCATACCATTTATATCAACGCCCGGTATGGATGGTAAGATAGAACCCATGCCCCAACTCAGAGAGCTGGAAGCTGCGTTCTTAGTTACACCATACGAATATGGATCACATTGCGAGTAAGAAGGCCAGAGTGCTAATGATAACACCAAACCCCATTTTAGTTTCAACATTTTCATTGAATATCTTTCGCATTGGGTTGTTTTGATCTCTTTGTATTTCTTCTTTAACTGCTTCCATTTCCCAAGCTAATCTAGCTTTATCTCCAACTAAACCATCTTTAGGGCATGGTGTGCCAGCATTTAACATTGCTTCAAATACACGCTCATCTTGGCACATAACAGATACGGCAGCTACCTTCATACCCATATCATACATAGTTTTTGCGTTTTTGAGCTTCTCGCAGTTCATGTCTCGCACAGTTCTGCCGGCAGATATACCAAGTATTTGTGTTTGCACAGCGCCAGCTACACCTACAGTACATAAGTCAGAGTTACTTGCGCTAATTTGGGGAGATATTGCTGATGGTGGTGGACTGTTAATTGTGGTGTCCATAGTCCCGTCAGAAATTACTGTGCTTTCTGATCTAATTACATCATCGTCTTCTGCATAGGCATAGCCGCCAAGAATAAAGAAAAATATAATTATAAGTAAGCGTATCATTTTCGCTCCACTAGCCTGTCTAACTTTTCTTCAATGCGATCAAACTTACTCATTATCTGACCAAGCACTTGATTTGAGTCAACCTTAGTAACATACTCTTCTCTAGTACGATTTAACAGGATTTGCAATCTTTGCACTTCAAGTACATAACCACGCAGGACAAAGCCTATAAAACCAACGCCTAGCGTTAGTACGCTGCTCCATAAGTCTGTCATTTCCATTAGTATTTACCTTCCCAGACACGTAATCCTCTAAATTCATTACTCATTAGCTTTCTTTTTAACACATCTTTAACTGCTTGTGTATCCGTCCATTCAACACCAGCCTCTTTTAACCATATGCCAAGCATAGCCATATCTACATTGCCTACATGCTTATAGTCTGATCCAAATGAGTTATTAGTTACTTCACGCGCATAAGATGCATCTCTTAACGCTTGCCCGCCATCATGCGTTTTCTTAATAAGTATCTGATCGCCTTCAAAGTACATTTTCTCTGATATTTTGTTTGATAAATTTGCCATCTATCATTCATTCCCAAGCTTCATTTACATCAGGTGTAGATGGATCATCAGATTTAAGTGTGCCATTTGTATTTCTAGCACGCTTGCGCTTTAGTAGAGGCTTCTTTGCAGGCTTCTCTACAACGTCTTCCATCACTGTAATTATGTGGGGGCGTAATTTATTTATCTTAGCAATTTCTTCATCTGGCAGTATAACAGTTTCGCCTTTTTCTACTCGGCCTTTGCTGCAATGTAATTTAATTGCATTCACTAATACTTTTTTCATTTTAGTCTCCAATGATGTTAAAAGGGGCAACCGAAGCTGCCCCTAGTTTTACACTACTTATGAAGTTGTGTTGTCAGCAATGATACCATTTGCTTTTTCATTTTTAGCACAAAGTGTTAGCTCTGTTACAACTTGACGTGTTGTGTTGTCGCCAGTTTTCGCTAGTGCAACATTCTTTGTTCCACGTAAAACTGCAACTTCCCACATATTGTCTTGCATAATGAAGACGTCACGCGATCTGTTTTCACGGCTTGGCATGAACTCAACAGAACCCCAAGGTGTTACATATACAGCAAGTGATTTGATTACTTTCTCATCACCAGCTTGTACTGCTGAACGCTGGTTGTTGTTACCAGTGAAGCCTAAAGCTACGTTCATTTGGAATGCAGACAAGTAAACTGTGTCTGGCTTTCCGCCCTCTTCCCAAATTGACTGCATTACACCGTCAAATTTAGTTTGTGAGAATGCTGTTGCTGTACCATCATCAGTACGTGCGTCAGAACCGTCACCAGTTGGGTTTGCACCAGAGTTACCAGATTGGAAGTCTACGTTTGTAATCATCCATGCTGGAGCGCCTGCAAGTTCGCGTGCTGTTGTTGCATTGCCTGCAACTCTTGCGTTGTTTGCGAATAGAGCTTTTTCTATATCGAGCTTCTGCTCCTTCGCGATTTTTAAGGTTTGATAGGCAACTTCCTTCGCCCGGCCTGCTTTATTTAGACCTTCATCTGTATCAGGAACTACAACTGCGTTTTTAAAGATTTGTGTATAGTTGCCTAAACGAGATGTTGCTGTACGTGCTTCAGCAGCAGTTGCGTCACCTTCGATGTGAGCGTTTGCACCAGATGCACGTAGTGAATCTGTTTGCCACTCTGTTAAAGTATTCTTAGCTGTAGTTTTGCCAGACTTACTGTAAAATGGGGTTTCTTCTGGACTTACGTTGTATATAACGTCACTCAGATCTTCCCTTATTCCTACGGAATCGTAGCTGTCAAATGTGTTGGATGGTTGTGCCATGTTTTTTCCCTTTCAAGGACTAAGAAGCTATTTCTAGCTATCACCAATTATCAAGTTCAATGCATCATCGATTGAACCTGTCTTCTGCAAGCGCTGTTGCGCTTTTTTACGGTTTGCAGCATTTCCATCTTGTCTTTTCTTTGCACCAGCTTTCACTACAGGGCGAGCTTTATTGCTCTTAGTCTGCACTGATTTCTTTTTAGCCACCAACTCACGATATTTGCGGGCATCATTTAATGCTCGTACATATCTAGCATCTGTCACACCCTGCATTTCTTCTGCGGAAAATCCGTATGAAACGCCAGTTTCGACAAGTGCATCTTTAAGTCCTTGACCCTTCTTAGGATCAACTATTTCAGGGATGTACTCTTGCAGAACTTGTGCTTGCTCTTGAAGGTAGGCTTGGTGAGCCTCTTGTTGAGCTTGCATACGTTGCTTTTGTACGCCTTGGAGTTGGAACACATTTTGGTCATACTGTGTCTTCGCCTCATCGTATTTGAGTTTTTCTTCCATGTATCCTATTGGATCACTTTCGAATAACTCTCTTGATGGTGGGGTTGGAGCTTGTAAACCACCTTGTGTAGCTTGCTGATGCAGCTGGACAATTTGTGCCTGCTGCTGTTGCAATACGGCTTGTTGCTGTTCGAGATTCTTTCGTACCTCGGCAGCCTCTTGAAACCGCTTATTAATTGCCGCTTGTCCCGCAGCAGATTGCTTGAGCTGATCCAGTGTCCAATGCTCTTCTTTTCCATCAACTTTGATGGGGATAAGCTTGGTGTCTTCAGTAGCCTCTACAGGGTCTTCGTCGTCAACGTCCACATCTTCAAGATCATATTCTTCATCATCTTGTTCGCTGGATGCTTCTTCTTCAGCGTCATCATCGCTTTCGGCTACAGCCTCAATCTCCTCACCCTGATCGTCATCTTCAGGTTCAGTGATTTGATCTACAGCTTCGCTAAGATTATCGCCACCAGTATTTTCTGGGGCGGGTGATAATAAGCTTTCTACAGCTTGGTCTAGGGTAGTCGATTCCATCGGTGCTACTTCCTTTGTTTGCGATCTAAAATTATCTCTGCTTGTATTGAAGCGTCGAGTTTAATTTCGATCTGGTTCACTGCACGCAGTATTGCGTGAGCATCTTCACGTACATCAACGTCTGATGCACTACTGTCAGCGAATAACCTTAGTTGGTCATCGCGTACCTGTTGCATAAAATTTATAAAAGCTGTGTCGTTTTTTAGACGCTTAGCTTCATCTGCGTTTATGCGTATTTCTGTTGTCATTGCTGTGGAGTACCTTGTGCCATCTCACCAATCATTCTCACTTTATCTTGCTCCGCTTGTATGCGGGCAACATCAACTGATGTTCCATATTCACCATAGACTTTAGCTGCATCAACGAGCAAGTCTTGCGCCATCTGATCTCGCTTTAAATCATTGTCTGCGGCGGCTTTCTGCGCATCTAATTGCATCTTGGCGGCGTCTGATTGCATCTTAACTTGTGCTTTCATTTGTTCTGCCTGCAAGAATGCAGCATTCGGGTCTTGGCCTTCGCCTTGTTGTGCTTGTGCTGCTTGTTGCTGCTGTAGCATTTGAGCTTCAATTTCTTCAGTAATTGGCGCAAAATATCTGTCAGCGTTTTGTATTCCAGATACAGCTAATTGATCCGCCAGAGTATTGCGGATGTTAGTCATGCTAACTAAACCATTCATAGGCCCGTATGTCTGGTAAACCATAGTCTGCATTTGTAATGCTTGGCTAAGTGCCATAGCTTTCTCTTCTTCACGTCCAGTACCTAATCCAACATTAATGCTAACGTCCATTGAGCTATCACATACTCTAGGATCAACTGGCACAAATGTGCCATTCATACGCATCATTTGTTCTTCATCTACATTCTTGTTTGATAAACGTAGCATTATGCCAAACAAGTCTCTCATGCCATCTGCTAGGTTACGCACCATAACTTCAACTTGGCCTGCTGCGGCTTGCACAGTAGCTTGCACAGCTGCTTTAGTTGTAGATTGCATTGCATCTGGGTCTAACCCCATAGAAGCCCGTGAGACGCCTGTTTTAGTCTCTACAAGGCCATCTAGGTAAGTTAATGCACCTAACGTCTGCCCAGCAGTAAATGGCACTGACAAGTCTTGTACTGCACCAGCTTGGCGCATTCTTACAATTGCACCAATCTCGTTGTTTAACACGTCATCAATGTTAGCTGCGCCTTCTATGACCGCCAAACGTGGATTATTCGTCATTGCTACGTTGTCTAAGATTGAGCGTAATATTGATGTAGCTGCGTCTTGGTCATCCATAACTATTTCAGCTAGTGAACGTCCATAGAATGTGTGTGGTTCTGGGTCTATTTCAAACTTAGCAAAAGGCAATTCATCGCATGGCTCAAAGTCTAGCATCTCATATGATGTACCACCGCAGGTAATCTTATGTAATACAGGTATGCCAGTGCCATCAGCATCTATTCTCATATATGCTTCTGTCACAGTTACATTCTTCATTGACGGGTCTTGCTCATCTTCATCAGATGTATCTAAGCTGTAGCCACGTCTTTCATGCACTTCAGCTTCAGTCATCTCTGACCCATTATCAAAGCTGTTTAAATCCAGTACAACTTCAGGGTCATACCCCATTGCTATTAAATCGCCTGCACGCATTTCCGTTCTGTGAGCCACCAAGTAAGCATCTTTAAGGTTTCGTGCATCACGGTTAATGAAGAACTCTTCAGGCGGCACGCTTTCAATGCATAGTTCGCCTTTTTCTTGCTGGCGGCTAATCTTTATACTGTGTGAAGGTGTTTCTATTTCCATGCCCATCTCGTCCATTGAGATGCTCATTTCTGTAGTTTGCTCCAATATGCTTACTTCATCATCATCTGTAAGATATGCAAGTTCATCATCGTTAAGGTCTGTGAACGTGTATATCTCTGCTTCCGGGTATGTCATCCAGTATGCTTTTACGATACCTTGTTTCTTCACAAGTGCATCTTGAAATGCATCATTAATTACCCGGTAGCCATTTAAGCGTGTAAACTCATGGTGCATAAATTCAGTGGCTTGTTCTGCCATTGCTACATCTTCTGCACCATGTGGAACAAACTCCACTGGCTTTGCTGTACTTAGGAATATACGCATTAAGCTTGGCTTCACAGCACGTACGGTATCACGTACTTTTGTAGCTACAACTTTGCTTCTGCCATCTTCATAACCAAGGTCAACTTCACCATCATAATATCGCTGTGCTTTAATTCTGTCTTGGCTTATTTCGCTTTCAACAAAATCCACTGCACTTGCAATAGCATCTTGAACTATGCCTTCGACTTCTCTACGTGACTTTGGTTTTAATTCCATGTTCTATTCCTTAATTCACCATTTTATCTACAGCGTATTGCGTTTGGTCTGCGCCAGCAGCAATAGTGCCTTTTGTTGCGCCAGATGTAAACGAGCGCGTGGCAGCTTCTAATGCTCTAAAGGCAGAAGGATTTGCGGTCTTAACTTGCTCGGCTAAACCGTTCGACACAATTGCCTGAAACAGCTCAACTCGATTCTTCATGGACATTTCCCTAACATATCTTAATCCAGTTGTGGCTGCTCCAGTTATTAATGGAGCAACTAAAGCTCCAACAGGGCCACCAACCAATGCACCGGCTGCGGATGATACGCCCATTGCACCAGTAGCAACACCACCACTAAGTGGGTTTCTACCACCTGTCATAGAGAAACCTGCTTGGCTTATATTTGCTATTAAATTACCTAATGGTGTGCCTTGTTGTATTTGAGCTAATAATGTCAGTTCTTCTTTGTTAAATTGCTTTCTTTTTTTAGGATTGTTTAACAATGTTCGTATTTGATTTTTTAATCCACTTTCTAATCCGCCAGCATAATTTGGGGCTGCTTCGAGTAAATCATTTATTACTCTAGTCTTGCTCATTACAGACCAAGTTTTTTGCGCTTCCTTTAATGTTCTCATAGCATTTGCAGGATCTCCAGATATTAATTGGTCTGGTGTTAGTTTAGCTACATAGTTATCAATTGCATCACTAATAATTCCACCAACTCGACGTTCAGCATTGTTAGTAAAATCAGATTTAGGCGCTTGTGTTAATTTGCTAAGAAAATCAATATCCTTCATGCCAGCACTTTTTGTAATATCGCTAGCAAAATCTTTGGCTGCGGCTTCAATCTCCTGAAGAACACCTTTACTTTTAGGAAATAATGTTTTGCTTAATGGCCTTCCGCTCGTACCTACCTCTTCTAAAACATCATCAATTATTTTATTTAAACCTACTGGGTCAATTTGCACGCCAGAGTTTTCTGCTAATTTATATAAATTATTTGCAGACTGCTTTAGCTCTTCAACTGACTTTGCGCCTTGAGCCGCCGCTTGTTGTGCTTTTTTAGTTAGGAAATCCTTAAAAACATCTGACACAGTTCTGCCGGCTACTTGAAATGTGCCGCCAAGTATTGAGCCTAAAGCAACGCCTGTCGGCATAGCCATTAAGCGATCCATCATGTCACCTTCTGATGTCCCTGCTGCATAAAGCCCGCCTGTTACACCACCAAGTGTAGCCGCTTGTTTTAAGTTTTTTGCAGCCCCAAAAGGGACAGCAGCGCCGCCAATAAATTCAGAGCCATATGCCTTTATAGGGTCTGTTTCTTTAAATTCACCAATTCTTTCACGCTCTCTTTGTAGCTCTTGCTGGTATATATCACCTAAAGGCCTATCATCGCCGCTTACAATTTTTTTAAGGCCAGCAGTACCACCCGCTATAATTTCATCTCCAGTGCCAATAGTTCCGCCTTGGAATAATCCGCGAACTGTGCCTAAGAAACCACCGCCAACTTCAGGCTTATCTTTATTAGTAAAGCCAAACGGCTTGCCAGCCTTGTTAGCTTCAACAAGTAAATCGCCAGCTTGCGTCTTATCTAAACCAAGCTTTTTAGCAAAACCCACTACAGGCATTTCAGAATAAAACTTGTTATAAACGCCATACAATAATTCGGCGTCTGTTTTATCTTGATATTGCGGAAACTTTTTTCGTAATGTTTCTATATCACTCATTGTAATTACCTTATTCCAAGAGGGTCATCATCGTCACTCTGCGCTGTGCTTTGTCCATTATCTATACCCACAATATCTGTATAGTAATCTTTAATTGAACCCTGATTTGTAAAATGTCTTAGCGTATCATTTACAGCAGAAAGGGCTTTGCGCTGTGCGTCGATTCTATCTGTAATCCATTTTCTTAACTCGACAGGACTTAAGTTATCATCTGGAAGGCCTGTATCCATAGCAAGCTTTAACTCACCTTCGCTCAGTGCGCCGAATGTAACAGAGCCAATAATGTCTAAACCTAATTTTGACTTAGCAGTTCTTAAAGATTGTGCCGCCGCAGTAATATCAGGTATAAATTGGCTTATTCTACCAGATATTGCAATTCCACCTTCGCCAGCATCCAATGCATCAAGAGCTATTTGGTAATTTGCTAAATTTTGCTTTATTTTTGACATACTTTCACCAGACAGTTTAATCATATCTGATCTTAATATCGCATTTTTCTTTTGGAACTCAACGTCACCTATTAAATCAGCTTGAGCTGTTAACGTACCAGTTTCCCTACTTTGATATATGCCCTTTTGCAACTCAGCGTAGTTTGATTGTGATTTCCGCACAAATTCCATTGCGGCTTCTCCTGTTAACTCTTGCCCACCAGAAGTTTTAACAACAACGCTGCCATCTTTCATTTTTACCAATACACCTGATTGGTCTGGTAAGTCTGATACAGATTGCACGTTTACATTACCCGTAAGAGAATTTTTAAATAATTCTAATTGTTGCTGCCTTCCAAACTGCTTATCCGCACTTGTTTCTTGCATCATATAATTTATAGCTTGACCAGCGTCTATTGCGCCTGACTCTACAGCCCCGGCTAATTTCTCCTGATTATTTGCCCGCAAGTAAGCTACAGTTTTATTTAAATTCCCAGCAGCTACACGTTGCATACCACGCTCACGAATGCCTTCACCTGCACGCATCTCTGGCATAATTAATGGATCAAGTGCGGCGGCAAAGTTTTGCGCTCTACTTAGCCCGGTGTTTTCGTTACGCTTTCTAGCATAATCTAGTAAGCCACCAAAGCCACCTCGAGATTGCGATGGGTTTACTTGCTCTTGAATAATTTCTGCTGGCTTTTTTATCATTACATTAACCCCGCACCAAGTTGTAGATAACTAAATAAACCGGGGTTCATTGTCTTGGTTTCTGATTGTGGAACTGGCGTAACACCAAGAGCAGCAAGTGGTGCATTAAGTGCAGCCGTTGGAGCGCCAGTGTAACCAGCATATTGTTGTTTAGCTGCATCAATGAGTGATTGCTGTAAACCTTGCTGTAGCAGACCTTGTTGGGCTTGCTGTTGCTGTATCGCTTGGCCTGTACCAAATGCTTGCTGACCAAGTTGACCAAGTTGAGCCGCGCCAGCCATTTGTCTGCCCTGCTGTGCTTGAGCTGCTTGCAGTGCTGTGTTGAACCCTTGCTGTTGCAGATTGCCAAATGCTTGTGCGCCTTGCCTTGCAAATCCTTCGTTTGTCAAAGCTTCTGCTACGCCATGCCTTGAGCCGCCAAATGCCCTAGCACCTGAAGCTTGCGCTCCTAAAGTGTTCATCTGCATTTGCCGTTGTCTTTCAAGATCAGCTAACGTGTTTTGCGTAACTTGCCTTGTATATGGGTTCATAAACTGACCAATGTTTGGGGCTTGCATTGCAGCTCTCGTACCCTGAAATGCTTGCTGTAATCCGCCAGCCGCAGCTTGGTTTACGTTAAACCCTTGTGGCTGGGCAGGCGCAGCAGTTGGAGCTGCCATTGGTGAATATTGTGTAGATGGAGATGGAGCTGGCATAGCTCTTGGCATTTCACCATTCCCACCACCTTTGCCGCCAGACATTGGTGGTGATGGTAATGGAGTGAAATCACTTACGCCTGTTGCAGGCATTCCATCTTTTCCCATTGGTCTTACTTGTCCGCCGCCAGCCATCTTATGCTTCCTTCTTATTGTTTTTTGGTAGCAATACTGCGCCTACTGCATATGAGAATGCTTCGCCAACTGTAGCTATCACTTTACCAACTTTATTAGACTTATGTTTTTCTGGACTCATTGTGTGAGCCATTTCTTCTGCCCATGCTTTAACAATAGGCCACATAACTTTACGTGCAACTTTACCGCCAACTGTGTCTCTCTTAACAAAGTCTGCTAGAGGCGCAGCCCATGCATGGTATCCGTTCATTAGTTTTCTATTGTTTCTATGCAACCAGACGCCGTATCTTTGGTCTAACCGCCATATCTCGCGCGGCAAATAACCTAGCTCATAATATGCACAACATAGGATTTTTGATGATCCGCCGCCGCTTGAGCTTGAGCCACCGCCGCTACTTACATTGGGGCCGGGCGCTCTAACTGCATTGCCGCTTCCATCTTTCACAGCGTTACCTTTAGAGTCTCTAACAACTCCGCCAGTATATGTTGGTGTAGGGTTTGAATTATCACGTCTACGTGCAGCCTCTTGAGCAACTAATGCTGCTTCATTTCTTATTGCCAGCTCTTGAGCTTCTCTTTCAGCTACAACTTGAGCATTGTATGCCGCTTGCTCTGCCGCAGATTTATTAGCGTATGCATCCTGTTGTGATTGCGTTGGAGTATTTACATCAAACATTGCATAATTATTTGGGTCAAACCCACCAGCCGCAGCTTTTGCCGCAAGGTCTTTGCTTTGAGCATCAACTGCGCCCTCAAAATTAATTGCTGGATAAATATTATCAGCAACACCTCCAGCAAAACCAGCCAAGCCTACTTCTGGTAAGCCTGTTAAATTGCCGCTTAGACCTCCAGTGACAAGTGAGCCACCATACGATCCGCCAGTGCTATCATAGCCTCTTCGAGTAGGGTTTCCATCTGCGTCTGGGAAGGTGTTATAGTATGCCATTCCGCCTGATGGATTTTGTTTAGATGGTTCTTGGTTTTGCAGCATCTTTAAGTTATCATAAAAACCCATTTGGTTTGAGCCTACAGCACCCATTGCTATATCTTCTTGGGCTAACCTAGCCGCAGCGCCTTCTGGACTTTCGACATATCTTCTCTGGGCTTCGTTCAATACTTGTGTCTTAGGATCGTAGCCGCTTCCGGGTGCTATAGTTTCTGCATACCTAGCCATTTCTTTTTGCGTAAGAGAAGAGCCACTAACTTGCTGACCCATTAAATCATCTAACCTTTGACGATTTTCATCACTGCGAGATTTTCTGCGCATATCTTCCATTGTTAAAGCGTCTTGTGCTGCGCGCTGTGTCTCTGCGTATGTTGGATACATATTATAATCTATTGGAGCGAATGAGTTTTGCCCGCCAGAATATGGATTGATAAAGAAGCTATCCATATATGCTTTCTGTGCTGGCCTTTCCATTGCAAGCGCATTTAAAGATTGCTCATATATTGGAGCTGATGAATAACCACTTACGCCGCCAGCATATTGTGTAGGAACACCCATACCGCCCATTATGTCTTGCTGGCTTGTCGGTGCGCCCATTCCAAATGCGCCAGCAACGTCAGCAGTGTTTTGAAACGCGGCTTGTTGCATAGGCGTGAATGCAGCTACGTCTGGGCCATAGTATGGAACATAACCAAGCTGTGAAATACGTTCAGCTTTGTTTAGGTTACGCTGCGCCGCTTTCTCAATGTATTCTGGGATTTCAACACTTGATGATGTTGATCCGCCTTTGCCACCTGACATTAATCAAACTCCTTAATATACGACGAGTGTAGCTGATTCCAGCCATGCTTCGCCAATGGTTTTTTCCAGCCTACACGCCCCGTCATGGTTAGTGCTGTGCATCCTTGCGCTTTAGCCCACTGTATCACATCTTGATGCATATCCAAAATCTGATCCAATTCACCACCGCCAAGGAACACGTTTAACATTCGTTTACGTGGATATACCACAATTTCTGTTACTATGCACCCCTTTGGCGTAGGCCACAACTGCATTGTCCCTTTATATATTCCCTCGGCCACATCAATAAAATCATGCGTGCCGCCAGAATACTCCAAAGCGGCTTCAATCCAAGTTCTGCAACGCTCTAATTCTTCATTCATGCGTGCGTCCTCGTAATCGCTAGTGTTGAGGACGGTATTGCTGGCACTGGAGATGATGCTGCTGTGTAATTTAAAAATCCAGATGTATTATCCATCATGTAATTTATTTCAAGATAATCATTAGCCGCCACAGTAAATATCTGCGTTCTGGATGTAACGAGTGTAGCATTATTCTGATGTAATGCAGTTGTCATAGCGCCATTTGCTGTATCAACACCATTTATACTAGGCCAAAAATAAAAGTGTATTGTGCTTGCACTTGTCGATGATATTTGTGCTGAAAATGATAATACATATTCACCAGCCTCTTCAAATACAATTCTACTTGTTGGCGTACCTTGTGTAATCTTTGAATGGCCAGACGGTGCATCATAGGTCAGCTTGTATGCCGTATTTGCTAGGGCTGGTGTAACATCTGATGTTTTAATAAAGTTAGCGTGTCCGCCCTCTACTACGATTTGACGCCACTCTCCGCCTTTGCTTACGACTGGATATTCATATGATCTATCCCACATAAGCGTACCATCATCAGCTGCGGTTTCCCCACCAGTTTGCTGAACAAGAGGTGATCTTGTCTGGGACATAAACTGCATGAGGCGTCTGCCCCATGTTTTCCAATCATCTCCATATGGTTCTGGTGGCCTTTGCTGTTGCGTCATCTTCTACCGCCTGCAACGACATCAATTCTATTTACGCCAACACGCCAATCGCCAAGTGTAACTGCGCTAACACGCATTCTCATTTGACGCCCTGTAAATCTTAGTGAGGTTGGTGTGGACATTGTGTATGGCCCGTAATCACGTTCAGTTCCATTTGGATAGAAGCGTGTCTTAAATGTAACATTCACATCACCTTGCGTTTTCTCGTCGGGCAACATTTCAGTTACAGATGCCACTGTATCGCCAGAGCCAAGCATAATAGGGCCAGTTTCAGCAAATGGCACAAGTGTTCCATAATCAAAGCCAATTTCATGCTCATATATTTTGTAGTTATCTGCGTCTACCCAAAGAGGTTTTCTAAATGCGCCTGCGTCTACTCCAGCAGTTCTTGCCAATTCACCAATATACCATGTGTTTTCAATATAGTTAAATACAACGTAGCGATTGTTTTCGGTAGATGAAGCAGATGGGTAAAACCAGAATATCTCACCAAAGTTACTATTTGTTACGCAGAACGCTTTACTTATTTGGCCTCGGTTCATGTCGTTAAACACGTAATCTGCAACTTCGCTTTGTATCTCTTGAACCGCACCGCCTGTATAAGCATAAAATGCGTGTGCGCCTATCCAGAATGCACCGCTATCAACTACTGATACTGCTTTATTTGCAGCTAATCCACATGACGAACCAACACGCTCAATACCATAAACATATGGTGGGCCTACATAATTTGCTACGTGTGCGTCTGTGCTGGTTAAGATAAGCGTTTGGCCTCGCACTTTAATGCCTGCCATAATTTGACCGCTTGTGTTTAACTCTAAATCACCAGCTTCATTTGTGGCGGCTGGCGTCCATAGTGTATTATCTTCTCGATCAGACCATTGCACTTTGCGCGGGTTTCCACCCGCTCCAAGAGCAAATAAGAAACGCTCTTCTGTCACCACCAATGATCTATTATTTATTGGAGCGTTTGCTATAGCTGCGGCTGGTGTGCCTGTAGCCAATGCCCACTCGTATATTTTACCATCATCTTCCGTACATCCCACAAGGTTTTCGCCCCACGTGTCTAATGCCCAAGATGTTGCTGGCTGTATTCTTACTGTGTCTGGACGTTCTACACCAAATGCGTAGCTGCCGTATAAACTACCGCCATACCCCGTAAATGATATTGCGTCATCTCTGCCCGCAGTAAATGAAGTTGGAGTTATATCAAACCTAGAGCCAGTTTGATTCCAGATATATAATTTATTATATGATCCGCCAGCTATCCACCGGGCATTGCTATTATCTATCCAAGATAACATGCCACGCACTGGAGCTGCGGCTGCGTTATCCGAACGTGTACGCCAGCCACCCATTGGGCGCATAGTATTATCTATCCATCGAATTAAATTTGCATCACGCCAGCGACCATTGGATTGCAGGTCAGTTCCGTTACGGTAAACTCCAGAAGGAATATCTAGTGGAATAAGTGGCATATAGACCTCATGGCGTTAAACTTATGGGACTATAACACATTTTGTAGTAAAATAACAACAGGGGCAATGCATGTCGCCCCTGTTGTGTATATTTATTATTCTGCAGCTTCAACTTCAGCTTCAGGTTCTTCTAGTGATACAGCTAAATGCTTCACAAATGCTTCACGACCAATGTTTAGCTGGTCTAGGTTAAATCGAGCATTGTCTAATTTACGGCCCAGATCATTTATGTGGTTTAGCATTATCTTTTGCTCGTCAGTGAAGTCATCAACATTATATTCTATGTCGTTGACTGTAATGAGGTTCTTTTCTTTTTTACTCATTGTAGTCTCCTTTGGTTAGGTTAATTTAGGAAGCGGTGTATCCGTTCCCTGCTGTGATAGCCGCATTAGCCGCTGTCATATCTTCTGATGTCCAGTAATCTTTAGCAACCATTAGTTCTAGGTGCTGAGTATTACGATCCACACAGTCTTGTCGATCTTCTGCATCATCATCTGCCATAGCATTACCTGCTATCACGTCATTGATAAGTGCAACTGAGTCACCCATTGCTGAGTAGTTCTGTGCGATTTGTTCTGCTGTTAAGTCATCCATGGGTTATGCTCCTTCTAAAGCTGTAATACGAGCCTCTAGCTCTTGGATTGTTTTTACTAATAGTGGTACAAGTTTAGACTGATCTATACCTTGGTACTCTGGGTTGCCGTCTGCATCGACTGCATCCTTTGTGCCTGTGATAGCCTCTGGCACGACTGCCTGAACCTCGTGTGCAAGGAAGCCATCAACCGTCTTTTCTGGCGTGCTAATAAAGTTAAACTGATGGACAGGAATTTGCTTGAGGCGGTCTGTTGCACCTGTCAGTTCAACTACGTTTTCTTTTAGGCGGTAGTCGGACGATGTGTTGTATGCGGTACTTGATGTGCCAACATTGATGTTCCCCACTCCAATTCCCGAACTATTTAAGAAAAACCCTGCATAATAATTATGATTTGCTGAAGGTCTGGTTCCAAGTCCAACCTCAGCTGCGCCAATGCCACTAGCGCCAATAGCAGAACCGCCTGATTTTTCTACAGTTAAATTAGGGTTTATGCCTGAACCCACGAAAACACTAGTAGTCCCGATCATAGCACGACCACTGCTGTCAACACGAACCCTAGGATTACCATCTCCATCAGACAGCACGATGTTGTTGCTTGAGGTGCGGATGTCTAGGCCGTGTTGGTTGCCGTTGTATAGGCCAACAATAGTGTTCTTAGCTCCAGAAGTTACTCCAGACCCAGAACTATAGCCTACGAAAGTGTTATTACCACCTGTAGTATCAAATCCAGAGCCTCTCCCAAGAAAGGTACAGTTGCCATTACCATTTAATGTGTAGCCAGCATTTCTACCTATAACTACGTTATCTCCACCTGTTTGGTATGCTCTTAGGGCATTATCTCCAATAGCTACGTTGCCTGATGCGGTGGTGTTGTTTTCTAGAGCCTGTGCACCAACAGATACGTTGCTTGAGCCTGTAGTGTTACTAAATAAAGCACTTCTACCATGAGCCGTGTTACTAGCGCCTGTCGTGTTAGTGTATAAAGAATACATACCACTAGCAGTGTTGTCATCTGCGGTAGTGTTGGCTTGTAAAGAGTTTCTACCAATAGCAGTGTTAGCTGTACCAGTAGTATTCGCAGAAAGAGATTGATACCCAACTGCGGTGTTGTTGGATGCGGTGGTGATCGCATCACCAGCTAATGCACCGATGAGGGTGTTCTGTACACCTGTTGTGATTTGCTCACCAGCATTAGCTCCTACAGCCGTATTAAAACTATTTGTAGCTGAAGCATAGTTTTGATTTGCTAATGTACCTCTTCCTATTGCTGTACTAAAACTGCCTAAATCATCTGCACCTAAAGAACCGCTACCTAATGCTGTATTGTAATTAGATGTTGTGATAGCATCACCTGCAAGACTACCAATGAAAGTGTTTTCTGTACCCGTAGTATTACTAAGCCCAGCCTGATAACCAACAGCAGTGTTGTTATTTGCGGTGGTGTTTGAGTATAAAGAGCTATGCCCTAAAGCTACATTATTACTTCCTGTAGTATTAGTATAAAAAGCATTACGCCCTAATACTGAGTTAAGATTGCCAGTAGTAGTATTATATAAAGCATTCATACCAACCACAGTGTTGTTTGAACCTGTAGTATTACTGTACCCTGCACCTTTACCTATAAAAACAACTTCACCCGTAGTATTACTAAACCCAGCTTGATAACCTACTGCCGTGTTGTAGCTTGCGGTGGTGTTGTTGGTTAGTGCTTCTGCGCCCAAAGCTGTGTTATATTGACCAGAAGTATTGTCATATAAAGCGAGAGAACCAAAGCCGCTGTTTTGAGAACCTGTGGTTGAGTTTAAAACCGCACGACCCATTGCGGTGTTTGCGTTACCACTAGCGTTAGAAGTTAATGCCTCTGTTCCTACCGCAGTGTTGTTTCCACCAGAAGTTAAGCTATCCAACGCAGTATCACCTAACGCCACATTGCCTGTACCCGTAGGATAGTTCCCGTCCAGCTTGATTGTGCCGCCGTCTACTGAAACATTACCTGCAACTGTAAGGGATGTAAGGCTTCCAAGTGACGTAATGTTAGTTTGTGCAGCAGTTGTTAGCGTACCCGCAATATTTGTAAATGTACCAGCCGCAGCTGATGCTCCGCCAATGACTGTGCCATCAATCGTACCAGAGTTAATATCAATACCCGTGACAGGTGTTGTCCCGTCTAGCAGATTATCAACGCTATCTAAATTGGTGTTTATCTTTGTACCCCAAGTATCTTCAGACGCGCCAACTTCTGGCTTCACTAAGCTATATGTCGTTGTTGTAGTATCAGCCATGTTAATCTCCTATGCGGCGTTAGCCAAAGTTATACTTCTTGCCTATGAAGCTGTCCATTCCATCTATGTAGGGGAAGTGGCAGACCAATCATTGACTGCGTTAGGCACATATTGCCACGTTTCGGGTGTCTTTTCAAGGGGTGTCCATATTTCAGGCGTATTTTGTTCAACTTCCCACTTCTCAATTGCTCGGCATGTCGTAGACAATGCTGTTGCAATTGCTGACGCGGAGAACTGCACCCGGTTAACTGTAGCAGTTGTGCTTAGTGCTGTATTGATTTGCGATGCACCGCTAAATACAACAACTGCGTTTGATGATGTGCTAGATGATGGTGTTATATTTGATATTGCATGTCTCACACGCACCATATCTGAGCTGGTTGTAGATGTTGTTGCTATTGCGCTGCTTGAGTTACGTGTTCTTGCGCCTACAGCAGATGTAGATGAGCTAGCAGGTATTGCTGATGCAACTTCACGCACACGCTGGGCAGAACCAGACGTTGTTGATGATGTTGTGCTACTTGCGGATGCTTCACGCACTCTTTGCGCTTGCGTTGCAGTAGTGGATACTGTGATTATGTCAGATGCACTTAACCTAACACGCACTGAAGCTGACGCTGTAGACGCAACTGTGATAATTGTGCCAGCGCCATCCGTGACAAAGCCATCTAGCCCAAAATTATATGAGCCATATGTACTGCGTCCATATCCACTGCGGTATTCAGCCATTAGTCTAGGGTAATATCAAGATCGCCTGATGGTAAGCGGAAAACATCACCTGTATCAATTGTTTTGCTTGTGGTTAATGCAGCATACGCAATTAAATTGCCGCCAGATGCAGCATCAAACACGCCTACGTGTGTTACTGTGCCATATCCTGATGTAGCTGTATCCCACTCAATAGCTGCGTTATTTGACGCTGTATTTCCTGATATTGTGAATGTTACAGCTTGACGACCATATCCACCGCCAGACACTTCTGTGCCACCGCCTGTATCATCTGGTGCGCCAGTGTATAATGCTATGTGCCACGCTGTGGGGCGTGTTGCGCTACCTGTTGTAAACACCCACGTTAGAACTGTTGTCTCGAATGTATTAGAAAAACTCATTTTAATATGCCCTTATTTTCATACGACGACCAGAGCCGCCAAATTTAGCTTTTTCACTTGCTTGGTTTATTGAATCAATTGCGCTTTGGTATAATGCCGCCCATACTTGTATTCTAGCGTCATCTTTTAGATATGGCGCAGAATGTATTAGTGAACCATACAAATATGCGTCAGGGTAATGCTCCAATATCCAATTTGACGTATTACTATCAGATAATGCGTCTGTTTTACCAAAATAATACAATTCTGACGTGTATGTGCCATCTGGAACTGGATAAACCTCTAATTCACCTGCTGTAACTGCATAATATGCTGGTTGCCCGCTCGTGTTTAGGTTTCTAAACTTACGATCAAGCATTTCTGCTTGTGATATTAGCTCAAGTGGGCGTGTATCTCCGCTTGTAATATAAAACCGTATAACTTCGAGCATATCTGCGGGTATTGCACTATATTGCGTGTCAATCTCGGCTGTGCTGCGCTTTTCTTGCCGCCAATGACGGATTTGCCTGTTTAAATCTGCTTCTGCGAGTGAGACAAACGTAGATGACACAGATGTTAAGTCATCTCTATTCAGAAAATCTGCAATATTTGTCTTTAATTCTGCATATGTTGTAATTGGCATTATTCAACTCTCAGTTTATTTCTGTATAACATATTTATTAATAAGATAGTAGCCCACGTTCTAACTCTTGTTGTTTTTTATATTCTTGCATAGCGGTCAATACACCCGGTGCTAATAATCCAGCAGCAGTTAAATTTTTTAAATGTTTAAATTCTAGATCAAATCTTGCAAATTTTGACCTTAATGTTGTTGGGTCAAATGTAACTGCTGTTGTCGCCATCTCTGGGCTTAGTCCAATATGATCTGGGTGAGGAAACTGACTTCCAATATCAACGACATCTTTAATAAGTAATCCGCTACTATCTGTAGTTCTTGCCGCCCTAGCCGCCTCTGGAGATGATGCCCAAGATGCCCAATCTTGTGTCATATCTGATATTTTTTTACGAGTAGGTATTCCATCTTGTTTGAAATTCATTCTAGCGTACTTTGGGGCGTCACCCCAATTTGCACCTTCAAAATTTGTTTTTGCGTAATTATCTGTTTTACCTAACAATGGGTAAACTGCACCTCTATCATCGTATAGATTGAAAGCATCTGTTGAAAAATCTCGACCAGCAGTAGGATTTTCAGTTGGGCTTCCAGCATACCTATTCGCATTATACCTATCTGTTGTACTCCAAATGCCAGTGTCGTAATCTTGACCGCCAGCTATGTCAGCATCCATAGCTTTTATTCCACCTTGTCCGCCATGAAATAATTCTTTGTTATAGCCAAGCTGGTCAGCTCGTAACTTTCTAGCGCCCTCACTCATATTTAACGGCGTGTTATTAAACATATATTGTGGGTCTGCCATAGACATCATTTCGTCAGTAACATACTTTGCCTCACCCTTTGCGCGTAGCTCTAGAATTTCTTTTGCAGTTTTTTCTGCTTTATTTTTAGGCTTGGGTAGTGATGGGCTAGAAAGAGCATCAAGTATACCTTTAACCTCTGAATTAAAATTTGGATCGTAATCAAGCAGTGGCGTCGATGTGTCAGCGCCATCTAAATCAATAAAACGCACTTTTGCATTTTGCACGCCCTCTTCCGCCACTTTAGTCAACCTATGATGTCCATCTTGAACAAACATTTTTCCGTTTTTTCTAACGACAAAGGGCAACTCACCAGCGCTAGAAGATGTAGTAGAGAAATCTGGGTTTACTGTAGGTTGCGTAGCATAAATCTGATTAATCGGCACTTCCTCAACACGAGAAGTAAGTGCTGATACACGTCGATTTTCTTCTTTATTTAATGTGGGTTTTTCTACATCTCTAAACGTCCAGCCTGTTTGTGTTGGGTCAGCTTTAGGATTTAACTTTATATTACCAAAAGACATGCCCAGCGCGTTTGGATCAACTTCAATCCGTTTAGCTTTATCAAGTAATCCCCTTGCGCCCTTCTTAATGCCGGCAGCCATAGCGTCGCCAAGGCCGGGGACTAATCCAACGAGAGCTGCGCCGCCTAGAGCTGCCACCATTGCATAATTAGGGTCTGGCTTTTGTAATTCGTCGTAAACTTCTTTGGCTGCCATAGCGTCGCCAATGATAGGCGTGGCTTCAGCTACAAATCTTGCGGCGTCCATTGCTGTAATACCTTGGTATGGCGTCGCCGTTCTCTTTCCAGAGAAACTCATTGGCCTTTGTTGATCTAGTAAGCCCATTAGTCAAGAAAACTTTCTGCCATACTTATTGTATTAAAAGCTCTAGCCAATGCAGCTAATCCGTCAGGCTGTGACATGCTATAAGAATAATTTTGTGGGTCTCTATTATACATATCTGTCAGGTATTTAACAAAACCTTGCTTGTTTGGTATCGCCATATCTTGCAATTGAAGCATGTCTTCATATGGAAGCAGACTGGTAAAAGGAGAAATATCTGAGCTAGGCGCTTGGCTTGACCTTAGTGGCGGCGGGCTAGTCTCAAGTAAACCAAGTTTTCTTTTAGTATTTGCAGGCGCTTCAGTCATCTTTGACAGCAAACCTTCTTTGACAGGATCATTGCCAGCAAAGTTAGCTTGGCCTAGCGTGCCGTAATATGTTTTTTCACCAATATTCTCTACAGGTTTGCCGCCAGTAGTCATAAGCGATCCATTAACATATTCCATCTCGTCGCCGGGTGTTAAGACATTAGCCAAAAACTCAGTAATGCTGTTTCTATCGCTTGCACCTTTATCTAGCGAGTTAAGAAAACTTAAAAATTTATTTTGTGCCATAATCCTAGCCTATTTAATATATTAACTGAACTTATCACAATTTTTCCATATTAGCTAGTACCACACGCATTCTATCTGATAGCTTCCACGTTCCAGCTCTCCAGCGGGCGGCGTGTTGTGCATCTTCCAAAGATAGGCCTCGGCTCATATAATTTCTAATCCACTTATTCATCATTAAATTTTTCATCTTAGGTGACAAATTGTCGAATTTTTTTTTATTCATGCAATGCCTTTAAGGTTTCGCTTGATAGACCTATTCCAGCTCACACTTGCGCCAGACAGGGCTGTGGCTGCGTCTGATGCCATAGTTAAACATAATGCATCCGCCAAGTCAGGCGATTTTAGCCCACGCTTGCGCATCGCGTCCTTACTCTCAGCCTTCATCTTGCCTGCGCTGGTAAATGCGTACCTTATGCCAGTTAGCTCGGCTAGGAGCTGATCATTTTTTGGCAGCTTGCATGACCTGTCTTCCAGCCACGCTTTAGTCTTAAACCATAACTCGCTGCGCAGATTCATGTAAGTCTTGCCCATAGCAGGCGCTTCGCCAACATTAATTCCACGCACTGGAGCGCCTA